TGCCGCCACCGTCTGCGGTTACATCGGTCGGGGTGGTTACATCGCCAAGGATGATATTTTTGTCTTCAATAACAAGGTTGGTGGTGTTGATATTGGTGGTCGTGCCGTTAACAGTTAGGTCGCCTGCAATCGTTACCGCGCCAGCAGAATCAATCAGCAGACGCTGCGTACCGCCGGTGGTAACCGCAACCTGATCGGCGCCAGGGGAATAAATGCCGGTATTTGGGTCACCGTCAAACGCGATGCCGGGCGCCGTGTTGGAGCCGAGGCTGGCGTTTTTCATCACGTTGGCGATACTGACCTTCTTGGTCACGTCGCTGGTGACGTCAACGATTGGCAGCACATCCGTATTGACCGGATCTGTGTAAGCCGTCAGGTCAGTGATCTTGGTGGTGGCCATCGTTGATGCTCCGGTAGGTTGAGTTTAGGCGCGGCTCAAGTCTTAATACAAGCCAGCAGCGCGATGTTTCTGGGTCGTGCCTCGGTGTCACCGCTGCTGTTGACCGTGATGCCGGTGCTTACGGTTGTCGTTGCCCGAGGTGATGTGCCTTGGTTGGCGGCCACGGCGGTGTTGCCCGAAGTGCCAGTGTTCCAGGCGCCGTTGTTGTACTCAACGGTGTGCGCGTGACCCGGATCGGTAAGGGTGTGGGTGTGAGCCAAATTGGCGCTGGCTTGCGCGGAGCCGAAAGTTCGACCACTATCAACGCCGCGTCCGTCGTCCCAGCCACGGGCAAATTCACCACGCAGATCCGGCACGTTGAAGGTGGTAGAGCCGTCACCCGAGCCAAATGTGGTGCCAATGGCGCTAAACAATGTGGCGTAAGTTGTGCGGCTAATTGCTGCGCCGTTGGCCTTCAAGTAGCCGGTTGGTGCGGTATTGCGTGCGCTCCAGATGATGGTGCCAGCCGGTGTCATGTCAGTTGGCGTGATTGCGGCAATCTGCGTATCGACATAGCCCTTGTTGGCGGCCATGTTCGTCGTGCTGGGATTGCCCACCAGCGTCAGGTTGCCGGTCATCGTCCCACCAGCTTTGGCTAGGTAGGTGCTGGCTGCAGTGGTGATCTGCAGGTAACGGGCATCAGCAAAGGTTTGGTCGATACCGTCAGGATCCACGCGCACCCAGTTGGTGCCGTCCCACATCTTCAATTCGTCGGGCGTCTGCGCCGTGTCCTGCCACAACTGACCCAGTGCCGGACTGCTAGGTGCCGTGCCTGATGGGCTGGTGATGATCGACGCGCCGGGCTGGAACGACACGATGGTGAACGTGGCGCCATTCCAAACCTTGAGCAGCGGTGGGTTGCTGCTGGTATCGACCCAGAGCTGACCGTTGGCGGGGGTAGAAGGCTGCGTCGGTCCAACGCTTGTGCCAAGCAAACCCAGTGCCAGTGCAAGGTTGTTGGCCGTGATGCGCCGAGTCTGGGAACCGCTGACGCTGGAAAATGGCAGGAGATCCGCGCTGGCAATCGCTGTTGCGGCGGGTAACTGGGAGATCCGTAAGCCAGCCATCTCAGTACCCCACCACAGTGATGTCGATCAGTCCAGCCACTGCTGTACCAGAACTATTGACGCACTTCACTGTAACGCTGCTGGTGGTCTTAGACAGAACAATGGCGTTGATGGCGCCGGTTCCGGTGTCCTGCAGCGTGACCTGAACGGACTTGACGGCGCGGAATGGCTTGGTCAGCGGGATGGCGGTTCCAGCTCCACTGCTGCTGATGGCCACGTCATTCTGAGATTCGATTACATCGGGGTAATCCAGCTCAAAACAAATGCCCGTGATGGCGCCAGGTGATACGCCATCCTTGCTGCGAATCAATGTTTGGACTTGGTACACATCTTCGATCAGGCGCTCATAGGGCGCGTAGGGGTGCAGGATGCCAGACGATTCACCAGACAGAACACCGGCGGCATAGGTGCGTTGTTCGGCAAAAATCTGATCGTCGTTTTCTTGGAAAATGTCATCGTCGTTTTCTTGGAACAGCACAGTGTCTGCACCAGCCAAGGCGCCAATGCTGTGTTGATAGGTGGCCTCAGCAGTGGTGGTGATCAGGATGGCGCTTTCAAGGAAATTGTTATCGAAGTTCCAGCGGTAGTAACCATCCACGGCGGGGTCGGTTTGCTGAACGCTGTAGACGCCGGTATCGCCCGTGATGTAGGCGCCGCTTTGGGTTGTTAGGTAGGTGCCGCTTTGCGTGATGAGCCAGTAGTTGTCGGTGACTTGAGCGTTGACGAAGCTGCCCGGCCAAGTGGTGTCATCAATGCACTCGTCGTAGACGGCGTTACTGATCGGTGGGGCGCCAACGTTGAGCAGGATGGTGGCCGGAGTATCGCTGCGCCATTGGGTGGCGTCCACCGATTTGACCATTACGGTCCATTCGTCGGTGTCGAACAGGCTGGTCTCAAACCATTGCTGCGCGGCGGTCACACCACCGGAATACAGCTCGATCCCCTGTTCCCATGTGGTTGCGGGGTTGTTGTCGATCAGGCCGCCTTGCTTGTAACGGACCTCGTAGGACACCACATCGCTGACCACGCCTTGGTCCCAGCTCCCGTACAAGCTGCGGGGTAGCTGCCAGCTAAAACGTTTCTGGCCGCTGTTGGTGTTTTCAACGACGGTGAACAGGCTGGGCGTTGGCGGCACGATTTCTTCGCGCTCCACCGTGTCGTACAGATAATCCGTTGGGTTTTCACCAAAGATGGCGCTGGTGAAGGCAACGCGAATCTCCCAATCGCCGGGGGCGTGGAACGCGATGGTGTAGTAGCCGGTGAGCGGAATGTCGCTAAGGAAGTACCAACCATCGGCGGCGGGTTCCTTGACGCCCGGAATGACGGTTGGAACGTTGGTTGGAAATGCCCAGCAGCGGTAACCCGTGACGCGCTCGGGAATTGGGCAGGTGCCAGCGTCAACAATCAGAAGCTGGGTGCCATCGGGTTGGTTCTGGTGGCGGATGACGCCGTTGAAGGCCGGATCGGAGAGGTCGGGGATTGCGGGATAGCCCACCACACCAGCGGTGGCAAAGTCGGATTGCTTGCCGAGGCGGTCAATCGTGGCAACGCGGAACTCGTAGGTGTCACCGAAGACGTGGTTATCAATCGGCTGCCAGATGTTCGTGGATGATACCTGCGTAATGTCTGACCATTCGGTGTCACCAATCTGACGCCATTGATAGCGGTAGCCACGCACCAGCAGGTCGTTGGCGTCGTTGGTTTGGGGCGGTGTCCAGTAGGCGCTGATTTGGTTCTGACCGTTGCGATAAACCAGCTCGGCGTAGACACCCGTGGGCGGTTTGGCGCCAGACAGCGTAAAGCGATCCTTAGGCGTGGCGACCGGCAGGTTGTTATCGACGTAGCCGTATTTGCTGGCGTTGTATTGGACGGCTTCAACTTGGAAGACCAGCGGATCAACTTCGCTGATGGCGATGATCTTGTACAGCGCGGCCTCAAGGCTCTGCCACTCCAGCACCCATAACGCACCGACCTGAGTGTCAACAATGCCGTTGCAACGGATGACCGTGTAGGCGTCATCGTCTTGGACGACATAGCCCACCAGCTCGTCGCCGCTTTGCGTGATCAGAAGGTCAAGATTCTGGGCGCCGATGTTGTTCAGTTGGCTGGCACCAGCGAGGTTGGAATAATCAACAACGTTGAGAACCTGCAGCTTCGGCTGGGTGGTGATCGTGCCGTCGGGGTTGGTGGTCTTCTGCCCGTCAGGGATAACCAGCGTCAGCGTGTAGGTGTTGGCGGGGTTGAGGTTGAGAACAGCGTCAAGCGTGATGCGGTTGTTTTCGGCGTCGATGGCACGGACGCGACCGCCAAGGCGTTGACCTTGTTTCAGCGGGTCGGCAATCTGGATGACCTCACCGACGCTGGCGGCCAGACCTTCGGCGCCAATGCGGAAGCTGACTTTTTCGGTCTCGTAGCGGTTGCTGAATAGGGTGTGCTTTGCTGCCCGCAGTGCTTGGCCGCGTGAGGTGACGCCTAGCAGGCGAAGGTCAATCGGGTTGTAGCCGAAACGCTCCAGCAGAGTGTCATCCTGCAGGTATTCGGTGACGCTGGAATAGGACTGGTTGGGGTCGTCCCAGTTGGCTAAAACAACGGATTTACGCGCAGTCTTGGCGGTGCCGTTGTAGGTGAAGCAGGGCGATGTAACGACGCCGTTGTCGTCAACTTCTTGGATGACGTTGGCTTCGCTGAACTGCTGGACGGGGATCTGGGCGCGATCCTGCGTCAGGTAGAGCTTGCCTTGGCTGTAGTAGACCAAGCCACGGAAGCACGATGCCAGTGCGTTGAGGACTTCGTAGACGCTGCCGGGGTTCTGAAGGTAGACGTTGCAGGTGAAGCGTGGTTCGTATCCGCCTTCGCCGTTAGGAACTTGCTCGTCGCAGTATTGGCTGACGGTGTACAGATACCAAGGGTCGATTGCGATGGTCGGCATGTACCGAGCGCACCCGAAGCGGGGGTTCAGCACAATGTCGCGGAAGATCCACGCAGGGTTGTCAGTCCAAGCCGTGGTGAAGGTGCCGTCCCAGATGCCGCTGTAGGTGCGGGCTACGGGGTCGTAGTTGGTAGGTATTTGTACTCGCTTACCGCGAACACGGACGGATAGATCAGGGATGCTGTTGAACTGGCGGGCATCAACTTTCAGCGCCACCAATGCGGTGTTGGGGTAGGCAAATTTTTCGTCGATGATTTCGGCAAAGCTCTGCCACGCGATCCCGTTTTGCAGATAGGCACTGCTGCTATCGGGCGTGATGCGGGTAACGCGAACACTCCACGGTCCGGTGCCACTCAGGTCAAATTCGTAGGCACGTTGGAATTGGCTACTGGATTTGCCGCTGACTTCTGGTTCGGTGATGGTGGTGTACGGTCCACCGTTGGCTGAAACCGCAATCCGGTATTTGACACTGGTGGCGCGAATGTCACCGTTATCGACGTTGGTGGATTGCAGCGCCGTGTGCGTGATGATGACGCGGCAACGCTCGGTATCAAGGTCGGTGATCGTGCGGGTGATCGGACCAGATGCAACCGTTACTGCCGTGTTGACGCCGACGGTGTTTTCAACAGTGCTGAACCCCAGCATCGGGGTTTGTGTTTCGTCCGTGCCAGTGCGGCTGTCGATTGTGTATCCCGAAAAATTCTTGCTGCCGTCAGGGTTTTGAATCGGCGTTGAATCTAGGTAAATATCCTCTTCCGCACTATTCGGGAAGCCTTCAATTTCACCCTCGCTGACTGCATAAACAGTCTTGGCAAAGGCAACCGAAAACAGGTTGTTGGCTTCCTCAACAGGCTGCCGTGTGGGTGCAACAATCGTTTGCTGAACGACCGTGGGTTGAGGTGAAGACGCGCCACCGCCAGCGCCACTAATCTCAGGCAGGTTGTTGAGGTCTTCCATCAGAGGTAGTTCTGCAGCTCAAGGCCGAACGACAGCACCGGCAAACTTCCGATGATGCGCTCACCGTAAAGGACAGGAACAACCTCGCCTTGCTTGGTATTGGCGTTGGATTTATCGAACGTAAAAGACTTCAGTTGGTCTGATTCGCTGCGGCCTGTTGTTGATGCGCCACCGACGTTATCCACGGTCGGCATTTTGGGCGTTGGTGTTAGCAACTGCGCTACGCCGCCGAACACCATTGACAAGCCGATAGATGCGGCAACACCAACTGCTTGACCGCCAATTGAAAAGCCCAAAGCACCAGCCAAAGCAGCGCCAGGCAGGAAAAGCACAGACACGGCAACCAAGGCAACGCCAGCAACAATGCGGCCAACAGCGCCTTTACCAGCAGGAATTGGAGCCAGTACCAATCGTTTGCTCATAGGCCACATCAATTGATCTTCGTCCAGACCTTCAGCGTGATCCGTTACAACACGCCAAGCAATGCCTTGCTCCCCGCTATACACCATGTATTGGCGCAGTTCTGGAATCTGTACACACAACGCCCGCACGGCCTCGGCAGGGGTCTTGACCGCAAGTTGGAATCGGCGCCCAAACCGGCGCCCAGCCTCACCCAGCAACCTGATCGTGACCATCAACCGAGCCTCCGCACCACCATGTAAGTATTCTCGCGGAAGTATCCGCTGTACGCCGTTAATCCAGACAATCTGCCAACAAGATGCTGGTACAACAGGTTGGAACTGGGGTCTTCCACAACGGCGACGTGATTGCAGCAATTCTGATTCCTGATGCGGAACAGGATTACATCGCCACGCTCCAACGGCACTGTGACTGGAAGGCGGACAAAACCCTCGGCGGCGAAGTTGTCCTCAAAGTGCGTGAAGCCACGGGTTGACCATTCGCCTTCGTACTGGCGCTCGTAATCGCCCATTGCCACGCCCATTTGTTGCCAATACCAATCCCGCACAGCGGAGTAGCAGTCGTACACGCCGTAGTTCCATGGGCGTTCCAGTAGGCCGGCGGATTGTTGAGGATCAAGCCAGAACGCTTCGCTGCCGCCGCAATTCCAGACGGCATACGGCAGGTTTAGTTGTTTGCAGGCTTTGATGTCAGCAGGGCTAAAGCCGGTGTAATTGATGTGGCTGTGCCAGCAGGCAATGGCGTCGTCGTAATACAGAGCCGTCTCCTCGGCGCTGATGGTGAAGGTGTCGGGTTCGCTGCTGGTGTTGGCGCACTCCACCACAGAGCCGTCTTGCAGGATGAAGCCGCAGGTTTCGCGTGGGTGGGCAGCCTCGGCGTACTGGCGCATGGCAAGCCGTTGGGCAGCGGTCAGCGGATTTGACCAAGTAGTCAGTTCCATCAGCCTTGCGAATCCACCAAGCCGGGAAAGCCACCGAACGGTAGGCGGCTACCAGAGCCAAAACGTAATTTGCAACTCTCCAGTCGTTTGCCGCACGCATCCTGCGCCAAGGTGCCAACCACGTTGTCATTCGCGTCCCAGTAACTTGCGCCGTTGTAGTGGCAGCCGATGTTGTCGCGGTAGATCCACTGGCATTGTTCACGCAGCAGGCGGCGACCGGGAAGACTGCGGCCTTCAAGATCGAACGGAACAGAAAGCTGGAACGTGACCGACAGTTTCGTTTCGTTGGTCTTCTGCTCCACCACCCACTGATCTGGTCCCCAGTAAGCGTCAGGATCGGCTGCAGGTTGGCCGTCAAGGTAGGTGGTCAGTGTGCGGATGCGCTGCACCGTGGCACCAACCAAGTCGTCGTAGGTGTTGGTGAGTCCGGTGATGGCGAGGCCGACGTTGGCAAAGGTGATGCTGGGGCGTTCAAGCTGACCGCTGGTGTTCAGCTCAAAGCCATTTGCCTGCAATGGCAGCGCAACGTATGTATTGCCGTCGTAGACAACATCACTGCCATTGGTTTGCGTCCAATTGCAAAAGCGATAAATCGATTGATCAACAGAACCAGCGGGAAGTAATACCGCGATATCCAGCGTAAAAAGATCAACAACCTCGGGAAGTTGCGTCTTAAATGTTTGTGCGTTGGGAGGAGTTTGCGTCATACATACACTCTCCGCATTTCAAATTGCAAGGTTGCGTACTCTGGGCTAACTGGTGTGATTGTCCACCCGCTGCCAAGTAGAAAGGTACGGGCAGCAAGCGTTAATTCAATGTCCACGACAGTGCCATTGGCGATGGTCACAGAAGTCAGCAGGCCGGTGACAAGGTTGGCGGTGTAATTGGTAGGCCGCGTGTAACCAGTCAACGTCAACGCGCTGATGTTTGTGTAACCCAGTAGCAATTGACCAGATTCAAAAGGCCGCGAAAAACTCTTTGTGTTGAATGGCGGCGTCCAAGTAATTGCTTGCCCTTTCTTTGACAGCAGAAAACTTTCAATTGAGAAAGCTTCTGAATTAGTTAACGGAATTGTTTTGCAGTCCCAAATTTCTTGTTCACTATTCAAACCATCAGTCAACACTTGGCTGTAGCCATCGCCAAACTGCATCCGCTGAACACGCTGGTTGCGACGCACCGTGCTGGATAGATCCAGTTTGATGTCGTCAAACGCCATGTATGTCATCGCAGGATGCCTCCGCTACGGCGCTCGTTGACCAAGTTAGCCATCACAATACCTTGAACTTGATTTGCAATCCGCTTTTGCGTAGCAGGTGACAAATCCTCACCGGTATTTTGAACGGTGATATTGATGGAATCAACTTTTACGTTGTTGCCACCACCGTTCATCGTGACTGGAATGCTGCGACCATCAGGCAGAGGCACATAAGCTTCAGGGCGGCTGCCTTCGCCATACATGGCCAGTTGAGGGCTATTGGCAATACCACCGGCGGCATAACGACGAAGCTTCAATGGACCGCTGGGGGTCATGATGCCACCCATTGCAAAACTGAATCCGCCCTTGAATGCAAGCGGATTGAACGATACGGCATTTGAGTTGTACTGGGAAACATTAGATAAAGGCGCAACAGCAGAGCTACTTGGTCCACCCAAGAAACCAAGCGACGACATAATTGTTTTCAGTACATATTGCTGAATAATCATTCGCGCCGTTTGATTCAAAATTTCGGCAGCAAATGCTTGGTAGTTGGTGGTTCCAGTTGTCACCAAATCAAAGATCGAATTTTCAACTCCCTTGATGCCTTGATTAGCAAGATTGGCAAATGCTTCACGAACGGTGCCAACGTTATCGGCATAGCTGACCAGACCATCTTTCAGGCCACCCATTACGTCAGCGTTGTACTGCATTGCACGGGCGTTCTCGTATACCTTCTCGGTGATGCTGCGGAAGCCATCTTCAGTCGATGCGAACCAATCAGACATGGCTTGGGCAGACTCGCCCTTCGACAGTTCATTTGATGCATCTTCAAGTTGCACCAAAGCCTGAATAAGCGGACCTTCGTTGAGGTTTCCGCCAGCTTGAGCAGCTTCTCTTGCAAGATTAAAAACCTTACGGGCAAGGTCATCTGTTTGCTTACCAGCCTCCCTGACGGACTTGTTGTAATTGGTTTCAATTTTTTCCCAAGCAGTTGCACCCAATGCCTGCAGTGCTTCAACGGTCTCGTTGATTTTGAAATTAAGTTGCCGCTCAAGTTCGCCAGCCTGACGAGTAAGGTCATTGCGACGCTCAAGCAGACGTTGTTGGCGATTAGCTTCCCGCTCAGCCTCTGTTCTGCCACTACCACCAGCGCCGGGAATAATGCCAGGCAGTCCACTAGGGCGCGGTGTTGTCCCTGCTCCAGCGGAAGGAATCCTGGAACGCTCTTGACGCAATTCAGTTTGCAGTTGAGTTAGCAAGCCGCGCCGGCGGGCAGTCATTGAATCTGCCGGTCCAGCCAACATTGCCGACTGTTCTCTGATGCGACGCTCTAGATCTGCAATTCGCTCAGGGTCATAAAATTTCATGCCCATGAAACGGGCAAGTGCATTTGCGGCTCTTGTTATTGCATTAACAATGTCGGCAAAAATTGTCTGAAATGCGGCGCCAATAGGTGCCAACAAGCGGCCAACACTTTCGCTTAATTTTGACAGCGAAGCCTGCAGGCGATCACCGGCGGATTGCGGTCCTTGCGCAATAATTTCCGCGCTCTTGCCATAACGCTTGAACAGTTCTTCCGCAAACTTCTGGAAGTCCTGCAGCGAGACTTTGCCGTCTTCAAGAGCTTTGTCCAACTCTTGCGGCGTCATGCCAACAGACTTGGCAAACAGGGTGAATGCGCCGGGCAGACGCTCACCAATCTGCTGGCGAAGTTCTTCCGCACTGACCTTGCCTTTGCTGAAGACCTGAGCCGTAGCGCGGAGTGCGGCCTCCATATCCTGCAGGCTGCCACCAGTGCCGCGAATACCAGCAGCAATACCAAGGAATGCTTTTTCAGCATCACGTACGTTGCCACCCGCGCCGAGAACAGAAGCGGACAGTTGGGTGAACTGCCTCGTGATCTGCTCCTGCGGAATCGCCAGCCGCTGACTGGTTGTATTGATGAAATCAAGAGCCTGCTGGTACGAAACCGAATCCTCGGTGACCAGCTTCAATGCCGTTCGCTGCCTTTCAATCGACGCGGTATAGCTGGCCAGTCCAGCAACCTGCTGCCCCATCATGCCGGCCTGGGCGCCAATAGCACCACCAGCAGCCATACCAGCAAGGCCGAACGGTGCGCCAGCAAGAGCGCCAACAGCGCCAAGCGGACCACCAAACACACCAGCAGCAGCAACGGTGCCAGCACCCCTCGCAAGCCCCATCAGGCGACCAGTGCCACCACCAGGCTGCACTTTTTTCAGTTGCGCTTCAAGTTTCGCCGCTTCAGCGTTTGCTTGTTTGAATTCAGCAGTTCCAATCTCAACGCTATTTGCAATCTCACGCCATGCATTTGCATAACCTTTGAGATTATTAATGCTGTTTGCAGAACTCTGCTGAATCTTTCTCAATTCATCAGATACTTCTTTGAAATTGACATTTGCAGCCGCAGCTTGTTGCCCCAGATTCTTGAAGCTGCCAGACAACCTCGTGAGCTGTTCACCGCCCTGTTGCTTGATCCTCAGCAGCAGCTCAGTGGTTTGGCTCATTTGCGTTTGCTGTTCAGAACGGCCAGGGCAGCCATTTCCATCACCTGCACGCCTTCGAAGATGGCAACAGGATCCTTGACTGAATACAGCTTACAGAGCCATTCCAAACTCGGGTAGATCAGTCCCGTCAATCCAGCCATGCTCGTGTGCCATTGCGTCGACATGCGGATGAACATCAACACAACCTCCCAGTTCTCCTCCCAGATCTCACAGTCCTGCTGAGCAGCCTGCAGACGTGCAGCGGCGATCTGCTCCTCGCTTGCGCCAAGAGCCTTCAGGTCGGCCTCACGTTCGTCTACAACGCCACCTTTCGCCCAGTACTCAGCGGCGTCTTTTAGTTTTTTGCCGGCGCCCCAGTGACGCTATCGGCATACGCCTGAATCAAAGCCTTCATGACGTAGGGGTCGTCACACAGCTCCTTCTTGTTCTTTTCAGTAAAAGGAACTGGCTTGCCAGCTTCGTCATTGATGCCATCCCAGCCTTCAAGGATCCCATCAAGCAGGGCGTCATCACCCTTTTCGACAAGAGCATTGAAGGCCGAACGACTGATCTTCTTGAAGACTGCCTCGAACGTTTGAGACTCGAAGCGATTCCCATCAACAGGAATCTCAACTTTGACTTCCCACTTGTAGGAAGCAGTCTTCTTGAGAACGAAGGCCATGAACAGAGATCAGGTGAACACCAGCGACATCTCGTTGTTGCCAGCCGTGGTGGGCAGAGCCAGGTACGGCATGGACAGCGCGATTACGCCGTTAGTATCAGCGTAGCTGCAACCGGTGATATCGGTCTGGGCTGCGTTGAC